GGGTATACCTTACCGCAGGTTGTAAGATGTGCTTCACTATATCTACTGACTCAGGGCGAGGTACAAACTTCCATTGCCCAATCTTCATCATCACCTGTTCACGGAAAGCCGTATATGTTTTTGTACAGTATGGACTGTTAACTAATTTAGCCAGTGCCCATGCATCTGTTGGGTCGTTGGGTGTAGGTGTCCCAGTCATCAACCACAAGCGTGTTGCTGAATTAGCTTCCAACCATTTACGGAATACCTTAAACCTTTGTGTCGATGGGTTACGTAGCACCGCCGCCTCATCAATGATTACCAAGTCAAACATACCCAATGCTTGTTCAGAGATGATGTTAAAGCCATCATGGTTAATGATGTAGAAGTCAACCTCTTTCCTAAGAAGTTGTTTGCGTTTGTCTGCCGTACCATGAAGCACAGTAAATTTACGATGGGGGAATCCTGTAAAGATTGCATCGCCCCATACCCGCTCCAATGTAGATAGTGGGGACATGATGAGTACCTTCTTCACCTGCTTAGTCTTAATCAAATAGTCAGCCGCCCATAGCGCAGATTGGGTTTTACCAGTACCGATTTCATTCAACACTAACCCGCGTTGATTAAGCGTCAAGAACGCTGATGTTTGTTTCTGATGTTCGTATGGGGTGTACTGTCCACACCAATCGTAGTAATGTAGGATGGGTGAGGGCGCATCAATACCCAAGTTGCGTAGCACACGTACTTCATCAAGGCTATGTGGAGTAAGGACAAGCGGGATACCCCGAACCATCACAGTCTTTGCAGTCGGGATACTATCAAGTACCCGATTGGGATTGTTTAATTTAAGTGCAAGGGTCTTAGCCCTTTCAACTACTAGCATGTTGTCACCTGTCAAGTTTCTCTTGTATAACTACACTCAGTTGGTCAATGGTTTCTTGGTCAAAAACAACCATCCACCAACCACCTGCCTTCTGTATCTTTGCACCGCACTGCATCTGCAAGGCAGTAGGCTTCTTTGTCCTATCTGCTTTAACCTCAATGCCAAGGAACTGCCCCCTGACTATGGCTATGATGTCGGGTATTCCTGCCATCCCAAAGCCGTTGTTTGCAGGGAAGAAATACCAAATACCTTTTGCCTTTAACACCTCGACAACCTTACGTTTTACCTTACCTTCGGGTGTCATAGCACTCATCTTACGCCCCTTTACACACTTGTCAAGTTTTATTTTATTAGGTTAAACCCTAGCACTGTCACAGTCATGACGAGCAGGGCAAAACCTGCACAATCCTGATGGTCTAGCAGGCCAGTTGTCGTGCTCTAAACTTGTATGAATACGTTGTATACGCTTCATAATGTCTGCCCATAGCGTGTTGGTTTCCCCTCTGTGGTAGGTCTCTGTGTCCATCTCCATTGTCTTGAGCCATACCAAAGAAGTGCGTACTGATTGCACGTCAGGGAAGTGCTTGAACACTTGCGCAGCGAACAGTTGCATTTGGAATTGGTCAGCATTTCGCTTACCTGTTTTCCAATCCATCACGTTCGCAATGTTTTTATTGATTACAAGGATGTCAAGTTTAGAACGTAGCCATGCGTCAGCATCCCACCAACCTGTTGGTGTAAGGTTGTCGTTAAGGACTAGCTCTTTCTCGATGTGTAGTTCACCCCCCTTTGAGATACGCTCGACCGATGCACACAGGGGTTCATAGTGAGCAATCTCTTGGGGCAATAGGGAAGCAGACTTAAGCCTATGCTCAAGGTATTCATGGATGCGTTCGCCATACTTACTAGCCTCACCACCTGCATCAACAACATCTTTAACAATGCGTTGCCGAAAGTAGCGATATGGGCAGTTCTCGTATAGCTTAATTGCCGAATAGGAATGGCTTAAGTGCATAAATTGTAGCCCCTCGGGGTGTCCTTGGGGTTCTCTGTTTGTTGGAAAGTACAGTGTACCTCACTCATGCATACGGCGCAAGATGTCGTACTTTAATATTTCCAACTGGGCAATTACCTCAGTTACGTTGTCTATCTTGGTGGAGTAGCGCATGTATTTGTCATCTGCCTTAAGCATGATAAGAACATCAGTCGCACCCCCCTCCTCGACACGTGCCATCGCTGATTCCAACATAGCAACAACTTCCTGCTTGCGGGTATTTCCTACTATTTCAGTCAAGTTTGTGATGCTCATTATGTATCTCCATAGTTAGTTGCGTAGCCTGCTTCGCAAGCCACAGGTAAATCGGTACACCAGCTAGGTGCAGTGGACATAATCCTGACAAGATGTTGCTCTGCCTCTGATGCTCTGTCCTCCGGGGCCGTGATGATAATCTCATCATGTACTTGAAAAGCCACGTGGTAGTGTTGCCCAATGGCAGTCATCTGTTCTGATATAACAATCCTAGCCATCGCTTGAATAAGATTCTCTGTGACCTTACCCCCATAGATTTTTGTCCATGAGATTTCGTCTACCTGTCCAGTCACGACTCGTTCTTTGATTGCCTTACGATATGTTCGTGCGTCACTGATGTATTCATAGTTCGTTCCGTTGGCACGGAGTGCGGGGTAGCGGATGTACAAGCTGTTGGGTAGCCTAATGCCTTGCTCATCATACTCCAACATCTTTGCAATAGAGCCTGTCTGTCTTGCTACGATGCCACCCAGTGCGCTTCCACACTTCTGCCATAGAGAAACAATCTTGTGATTCTTCTGTCTATACAGACGCACAATCCTGTCAGCTTGGTCTAGGCTAATCTTCACACTAATATCACCTTGCCCAATCTCTAGGGTACGTCTGAACTTCTCAGCCCCCATGCCATAGCCAAGTCCCAAGATACAAGTCTTACCAACAAATCGTTCTACCTTGTCAGCCTTGGTGATGGCTCGCCCATAAACTTCTGATGCGAACTCACTATATACATCACGACCTTGTGCAAACGCACTAACTAAATCGTGTTGCTCTGCTACCCACGCTACCATGCGGGCCTCAATCTGTGATGAATCACATGCCACAAGAACTTGTCCTTTGGGTGCTTTCAATGCCCGTCGGATTGTATTGTTCCCACGAGCAGGTAAGTTCTGCAAGTTCAGCTTGTCACCACCCGAGAACCTGCCTGTGTGCGCACCATAATAGTTGAGCATGATTGGCAGGCGACCTCGCTCGGACACCCCAATCAAATTTTCGGTGCGAGTTTCTTCTAGTGTGGACTTCACGCCGAGCCTCGCAGCGACCGCAACCTGAACCTTCTCATTAGGATGCTCGAGAAGTTCGATGAACTCTTTGTCGGTCTTTCCGAACGCAAGCGTTTCCTTGCCTGTGCGAGGGCTTATCTTTTTTGGTGGTTCGACCCCGAGGTTGGTGAGGTACTTCGCAAAGATTTGATTACTCATCAACGTCTTGGTGATTGCTTCGTCACTGATACCAGTGAGTCCCATGTCAGTGATAAGGTCACGCTTCTTTGCTTTGACTTCCTCAAGATGTTGCTCTAAGAGTTCCCTGTCAAGTTCAATCGTAGGCTCGGTGTACATGCGTAGTGTTTGGTCAATGACCATCAACTCACTGGTAGGAAATCCTTTGCATAACTTCTTGAACAACTGATAGGTTAAGTCCACATCGTTCTTGCAGTACTCCCCATATCGTGCAAGTTCTTCGGGTGTGAAGTCTGCTTTGCGTTTACCTAGTGCAAGGATAACTTCTTCACCTTTAGCCCCCAACTTATAGTAAGTAGCCAATGCTTTGAGCGAACCCCCCACAGTCATCTGATGGGTTGGTCTTGCCATAGATAAAGTATCAAGCCACAACTTCGGCTTGATTCCATAATGCCACGATAAGATTGCACCATCAAAGGCGGTGTTATGACAAAGGATTGCCTTGTCTGAATAGTCAAGCGACTTCAGGAACTTGGCAGGGTCACTGCCTGAGTACCAGTCCGTAGGGTAATTGTTAACCTTGATGCCTACCCCGATGACCTCAAACAAATCGCTACGAACATACTGTTCGGTGGTCATCTTTGACAGGGAGAAGTCCTTGTCGTAGTAGGTTTCAAAGTCTATGGTCACGATGTCCATAATTATTTTCTTCTTTCTAGCCGTATCAGTACGTATACAAATATGGCAAACATTAAAACGAGAGTGCCGATGGCTACGACTGCGAACTTAATCCCAAACCATAGCGCATCAGCCATTACAAGAGCGAACATCAGAAGGAAGTCACTCATCACCTCTTACCTCAACAAGTTTGTCGATGTAGTGCCGTGCTTTCTTGATGTCAGCAATGCCCCCTTTGACATCACACCTTGCAAGATATTTGATAGCGTTACCACGTAGGAATCCTGCGAACTGCTCAGGTGTCATCCATGCTTCCATTGCTACCCAAGGTTGCACGTTCATATTTTTGTAGTGACTTCCACCAACTTGTTGTTGGTCGACATTGCCACCTACTACGGGGTGTGCCTTGTCAAGCATCGAACCACTAAGCACACGCTTGCGTATCGCATAGATAAGGGGTAGCGCACACTTGAACTTCGTGGCAACTTCTTTGGGTACGGCACTTGGGTTTGCCAAGAGATACTCTGCGACCTTCATTGATTTAGATTTTTTCATTTGTCTTTTCCTACTGAGTTAAGCCATGCACATTCTTCTTCCAACACTTTGACCCGTGCACGTAATAGGTCAATGTCCTTCTGTTGTTCAGCCCATGAGGCATCCCATACTTCTTTACTCCACCCACCATCATCTTCAAAAGCTACGCTACCAATAAAGTTTGCGTAAGTACCATCACGTTTAAAGTTATCGACCATCATCTATCTCCTCTAGGTATATCTAAACCAAGGTCAGAAAAATCATCGTAGTATTTATCCTCATCTGCATCTTCAAACATTGACTTAGTTGGGGTATGTTTAACTACAACTTGTTTCTCTGTCTTTGGCTTAGTCTTTTTGGACACACCATAGAAAGCAGACATAAGCGTATCGGTTGCCTTCTCTACGTTTATCTTCTTAGCTTTCTTTGGTGCTTTGCGTAAAGGGGTACTCTCCCATCTTTCAAGAGTAGCACCCCTAACACCACACTTACATGACCATTGCCTGCGAGTCTGTACTGTGGCTTCGTTCCATCGTGTGTCTAGGCACTTCATTTTTGTCTTGCACTGTGGGCACTTCATTGAACACTCCAAATCGTCTGCGTAAATCTATACTGTAAGTAGTACATACTTTGTCTACTTCCTCAATAACTTCTTCTACTGATACTGTTGAAGAATAGTACCCCGTACTAACGGATTTAATAAATCCTTTTAGTAGTTCCATTGAGCACTCACTATCTCGGATGGAAGTATAGAGTACTTCTTGCCATGTATCAGAACCCCAGTCAGGCATCTCCCATTGGTGACGATTGATACCTACACGTTCTGCTTCTACTTTTTTAATGAGTGATTCAAGTACACCCATCCTTGCTCGTACTTTAATCGCCATTTTGAATTTACGCAATGAGCGTAACCACATTAGTTTGTTTTCTTTTATCACATCAGTACTGTTGAGAGGTGGCTTTGCATTAGTAGGTTCATAAGTGTTAAGGTCAAACTGTAAGCCATCAAACACATCATAAGCAGGCGCAGTTTTAAAGTAGTTCCATCTATAACTATCAGGATTATCTTCACAATACTCTTTGAATCCAGTAGTACATGTTACTGTGTATCTACCAGTAGCTACACGTGTCCACATGAATGGGATAGCACGTTGGAGTGCTTGACTTAGAGTGATGCTACAACGTCTTGCTTCTTGTGAGGTTAACTTAAACGTAAACTTGTTGTCAGGTGTGAATACACCGACTACTGCTGTATCGAATCGTAGTTCATAGGTATCACCTACCTTATACATACGTGCCCATGACATAACGGGTCTACCTGCATCAGGGTTACGTGCCCTTGTAAACCACTCAGCAACTTCTTTATATGAAAGTTTATCTGTACGCATATCTATTCCTTATCGTGTTAGTTTGTGTGCTACTACTGTGGCAGTTAAAGAACCCAAGTCAACATCCACTTGCGTGTCGTTCTTGGTACGTTCTACTACCTTGCGGTGGCGTTCCTTATACTCCTCGGGAATCAAGTCCCATAAGGGTTGCCACATCTTTAGGGCAGGGGCTAGTGTTGCATGAGCATTGATAATCTTCTTGACTTGTTCCACAAAAAGAACTCTGCGTTCAGTCACTACATGTACTCGCTCTTTGTATGCGATAGCTTCTGCTTTGATGTCCTCAAACATAGAAATATCTTTGAGTGTGAGTTCCGTATTAGAGTAATAGCCTGTGTTCTTTACTGGAAAGTCATCAGTCTTAGGTATGCTATACGGATAGGGGCGCTTGTTAGTTAAAGGACATGCTATGTTTACGTCAACATTACCAATTTTAGCAATAGTTATTTTTTCTACCTCATTAAAAAAGCAAGAAGGTAATGAGTTCATTGATGGAATATACGATGCAAACATGCGGTTGTATATTCTGTCTGCCCAGTCTTTAGGATAAGATTGTACTGCTTCATCCATCTGTTTATCAAAAATCTTCATTGCATTTTTAACAATCTCCTCTTGTAATTCTTTACTAAATCTTACTGTTGCCATGTTACTCCTCCTTCTTACTTAGGTTATATACTGTTATCTGTGCTTGCTCTAACACCTCGTCAATGTTAAGCATCTCTTGTGTCGCAGGGTCATCAGGGTATAACTCTTTGACAAGATACGATAAGTTGTTGATTGTTTGTATTGCTTGGTCTGCTACGTTCATACGTATCTCCTGCTTTAGTTGTTTATAAAACGGACTGACTATTGTCATTTCATCACCACCACTTCACCGAATGGGGCATCACCTTCCATTGTGGATACCCACAGTACAGGGTATGCAGGTTGGTCACCGAAGTCATCACAACATAAGTCAGTCAAGAATACACAGGCTACGGGGTTGATGTCATGGTCAGCAAAGTACTTGAACACAGGGCTAAAGGCAGTACCTCCACCGCCGTGTGCCTTGATGTTTAGGCTATCGTCACGTTCATACTTCTCGTAGTGTGATACCTCACTATCGAAGTACACCACATGGATACGTACTGGGTTGCCATCTTCCTTGATAGCAGTAATCTCACCCTCAAACTGGGCAAGAATGTCATCGTCAATAGAACCTGAGCAGTCAACTGCGATAGCCATTTCACCGAGTGCTTCACCACTTACGCTTGGTAGGTATAGCCCTTGTGATAAGAACCTACGATTAGGTCTAGCGAATGTGCGTTGGTCACTCTTGCACTTCTCTACAAACTTATGAAGCACATCACGCCAATCTACTTTAGGTGCAAGTACATCATTGACCAGTCGCTCTAGTCCTGCACTCATCTTGCCCATCATCTTAGCGGCTTGTGCCGCTTGTGCTACACGGACTTTCCACTCTGCTTGTTGTTGGGCTTGTTCGGCAGGGGTATTGCCACCATCTTGGCAGTCATCCATAGCTTCAGTACCATCACCATTACCACCTGACCCATCATCGGGTTCATCGGGCAACAAGTTGTAGATACCATCGGTTGTTTGGTTACCTGCTTGGTATAGCTGAGGGTTAAGTAGCCCGAACGATGGCATCTTGCCAATGTTCTCATCGGTCAGCAGTTGGTTAATCACATAGTCACCTGCCTTATTCCACCGCTTGTGTTGACGCTCACCTCGTCTGAAGTTATGGTCAAGCATAGGGTGTAAGCACTCATGGGCTACAACAAACTTACGTTCCTCATCGTTTAGTTCTTTGATGAAGTATGGGTTGTAACCTATACGCTTGCCATTTGTCCATGCAGTCCTGCATGTATAGTCTTTAGTAAAGGGCATATTCAATGCCACGTTACCAATGAAGGGGTGTTCAAGTACCAATGCGGTACGTGCTTTAGCAAGTAGTCGGTCAAGGGCTACTTCCTCTGCACTGGTCATTGGCTCTCTGTCTTTATGGTTAGGTACGACTGAGGTCATATCAAATTCCTTTCATGAATACGGACATCTTGTCCATGATTTGTTTAGCTTCTACTGCCGTGTCACGGCGTAGGTCGGGGTCATTACGTAGTGCTTCAGGATGTTTAAGTAACGCACCTTCTACTTCTAGTCTTAAGGCTTCAAGGTTAGGGTCATCCATGAAGTTAAGTCTTGGCAGTAGGGCACACATCTCTTTGGTGTTCTCTACTAAGGTGTCACGGAATATAGCTTTGGGGTCTGCTAACTTCTCAGCCATATGCTTGACACGTTCGTATAGTCTGTCCCATACCTCTTTCATAGCTACGTTCTGTGCTTCTGCTACTCTACGCTCAACATCTTCTTGGATGCGAGTAAGTTCTTCAGAAGCAATGCTCACACGGAAGTCGCTACTGGGCACAGGGAATATCGCCATGTCCATTCTGAACTTACGTGCTATCTCCTGCTCATCGGGGTAGTCTGCATCGTTGTATAGCCCGTTGAGTAACCGCTTGGCATCCAGTCGCAACTGGTCATAGTTCTGTATGAACTGGTCAACAAGGTACTGCCACTCATTCTTTTCCTTACGGAAGTCAGTCATGAAGGCAAGGTAGTTGGCAGAGGGTAGCATCTGCGTACCCTCCATACCCCAAGGTAAAGTGTTGTCGTAGAACTTAGTGCGGATATGGGTAGTTTTCTTATGCACATGGTCAAGCAGGTCATTGGCAGGCAGTAATGCCTTGTTGTATCTACCTGCTTGGGTAGATGTGCCGTAGGTATTGGCAACATCTTGTGTTGCTTTTTTGTCATACTTGCGAGCAGTCCATTGGGATACGGATAACTGTACAAGTAAGGCTCTGTCATTCAGATTCATAGTAGGTACTCCTTCTGTTGGTTAGGTTTAGAACAATACGTCTTGGTGTTTCATTGCCCACTTGGTAAACGCTTGCGTGTTAGACAGTTCGGGTTTCTTACGTGAGGCATACGACACAGTAAGCACCGAGAAGTCAGCAGGCATACGCTCTGCATAGGTACAGACCCGTTCAAAGTTGCCTTCAGTAGCACGTTCAGCAATAGCACCACTCAGGGCATACAGGGTGGCAGGGTCAGTCGGTACGTCAGCAGTTGTCGGGTTCATCAGTACTGCATCAGGGTTAGGTAGCTTACGGAATACCTTCACAAAGCCTACAAACTCAGCCGCCGCACCTTCACCCACTGCACCCTTGAAGGACTCATACTCTGCATCAAAGGGCACAGTACCAATCACATCAGATACACCCTCTACCCATGAACGAGGCGTAGCATTTTGGTCACGTTGTGGGTCATAGTCATGTAGCAAGGCAGGTCTAAAGCGAATAAAGCTAATCACTTCAGGCTTGACGTTGTTGTCAAGTGCCCATGAAGTCCAGTCATCGAGATGGGTTTCCAGTTCGTAGACTGTTTCACGATTACGCAAATGACCCAGTACTCGGTTAGCCCCTGCTCTGTCAGCCTGTCGGTTACCTGTGGAGATAACCTGCCATCCATCAGGCATCGGTGTGCCATGTAAAGTACGGGCTTGGCAGATGTTAGCTAGGACTTTCTGCAAGTCAGCATTAGCTTGGTTGCGGTCATCGAACAACAGGATACCCTTCTCAGGTGCTTTGCCCTTGATGGGGAACCAGTCAGGTAGCTTGTAATGCAGTTGGCTTTCACCATCGGGGAACAGGATACCGAAGTCCTCGACAAGCATGGTAGGCATGTGTCGTTCAATGCAGGGTACGCCAAGTTCTTCAGCAACTTGATGCACTATGGTGGTTTTACCACCACCGGGACTACCCTCTATACACAACGTACGTTGTATGGGGAATAAGGATTTGATGGTGTCTTTAAGTAGTGAGGCTCGCATATTAGTGTTGTCCTTTGTAAAGTTTATGGTCAATGCCGTAAGTAACGAAGTACCGATTGATTTCTTGCGTCAACTTACTTCTGTATGTCCTAGCTGACTGCTTGTCAGCAAAGTACATTGGTTGCTTGTGCTCATTTTGCACAATGATTCCACGGCTATCACGTAAAGCGAATAGGCGTTTCATGTTTACTCCTTTGGTGGAAAGTTAATAAAAATACATTCGTTTAGGTGGCGTACACCCTTAGCATCTATGTAGTATTCGCCACACCCTGCCATCCATTCGATGACTATGACTGCCATAAAGACACAGAAAGCAAGCATCAATAAGGCAGAAAGCACCCAGTCAAATAGCTTTTTCATGACATCAAGTAGGCAACTAAGCCACCCATGATTAGTCCGTAAAGCATCCACAAGATGTATCGTTTCATGCTTTTACCTCCGCTATTTGTAATGCTGTTTCAAAGTCTTGTGCGTTAGCCACCATGCGTTCATAAAACGTGGCGTGGTCGCCTGTCTTTGCCATATTTTCAACATCATCAATGACTTGCGTGGCTATTGCCTTTAGCTTTCTGTTTAATTCAATCACTTCGTCTACTGTTTTCATATTGTCCTCTTTGGGTTAAGTTGTTTAAGGTGGTTGATGTCAGTGATAAGCTCATACCCCTGCTTGTTATTGCAGGCTACTGTAAACTTACGCTTCTTTGCTACTGCCTCACCACACCGCAGGCACGTTGGTCTTACCATGTTACGGCGTTGAGGCTCTACCCTTACGGCATAGCAGTTAGTACAGATAGGCAAGTGATAGTCTTCCATTAATACCTCCTAGGTTTACACCAGTTGATACGGACATAGCTAAGGTAGTCAGACCCTACCCTGCAACACTCGATAGAGTGCGGTACGAATATAGGCAGGTTAAAGATAAGGCGGTATAGCCATGAATCTACTTTGACAATCATGATTCCTCCACTGGTTCGGTTGAAAGTACACGCTCTTGGGCAATCCCCTGATAGCCATTGTTGGCTAATCTCTGCATCCATCGTGTTGATAGCTTGATGGTGGTATCAGATGGTCTAGCTTGGCTACTGTGTCTAAGGGTAGAGGAACTAAACCTATCCTCATTCTCAAACCACATACCATTGGTGTGTATGTATAACGGGAAGTGTTCCCCATAACTATACACAGTGTAGACCTCATGGTCTGCATCCATCAGCGTATAGATACCAAACAGGTTGTGACCCCTGAATGGTTTCTGCTCTACAACGTAAGGTTTGCACTTGCTATTGGCTACACGAGGTAGCCCATCTAGTTGTGGGCTATTCATGTTATATCACTCCAAAGGCTGACTCATCACCATCATAGAACCAGTTGGTGTATGAATAGATGCTACCTTCAGGGCTTAAGTACTGCCCATGCACTGGCTCATCGGAGGTATCCTCCTCCAACTCAGCATCGTAAAGCGATAGAAAACGTGTGGTTTGTGTCATGTCTACTCTCATCGAGTTATCTCCTATAAACATGTTGATAGAAAAGGCAGAGGGGTTACCTCTGCCGTATGGTTCAGAACAACTTCTGCTTAGGTGCATTAGTTGTAGTACCTTCCTGCAATACTTCCATACCTTCAAGTGTTTCACACTTGATGTACAGTGCACCTCCTGCTTGTGGCGGGGCTACTACCTTGAAGGTGTTGTTCTTTACGTTACCCTTAACGCTCTGTACCTCAAAGGATGAGAATGTACCATTCTCGTTAACCTTCTTGGCTACCACAGTAATGGTGAATGTTACTGGCTTGATGGACTTCTTCACAGTTGCTTGCATTGTATTACTCCTGAAGTTAGTTAATTTACATTACATACATTGTCTTACTGCCGTTTGGCAGGGACTCGACCAGATTGCCAGACCCAGCGAAAAACGCAAACACAGGCTGGGCAAGGCTTTGCGGGTTAGCGAGCGCTCACTTCGAGGGGTCGGCTGAGTTAGGTAATTATACAAGGTCAGCCTATAATCTAACACCGCAAATAACACATCCAAAGAAGTTAGTCAAATACAAAACTTAGATTGTTAGGAATTCCTAAAAGAATCAACAACTTACGGCGGAATAATCTAAATGATATAAATAATCTTGTAAGGTTAGGGTAACAACATTCACCCGCCCTCCTTAACTTTACAGTCTTAACCCTAGATGAAAGGGTGTATGCCTATATTTTATAGATTATTTAGATTATTTAGATTAACTCTACTATCACATGGCTAAGACCCGCATAAACATTGGGTTCTAGGGCGTAAAGTTTAACCTTACAACAATCTAAACATGCCAAGTAACGTAGATTGTTTATAGATTACATGCGATATAGCCCTGAATTACGATGCCTGCACCCCCCGGCGTATGGTTTTATATACTATAGATAAAGAATGTAAAGTTTTGGACGTAAAAAAACCCGGCTTTCGCCGAGCTGGTTACTTATTAGCTAGTCTAACGACTTCGCTGTTCAACTCTAGTAGTGTGTCAAGTGCTGCGTTGTATCGAATTACTAGGTCTTCTGGTAAATCTACCTCTACTCCACATACGCCTCTGCTATCGAGGTGGTCAGTTATCCTGCGTTCTGACTCATCATAAAATACTTTCATGATATTTCTCCTGTAAAGCAGGGGATTTCTCCCCTGCTGTGGTTTACTTCATTGTTATCCGTACATTCTGCATCGGGATTCCGTCGTCAATTAACTCTTGCTGGAACTGACATGCATATCTGTCACGTTTGAACCAGCGGAAGTAGATTGAATCTCCGTCTATCCACTTGACACAGAACCTATACGACTCTTGTTTACGTACCTTCATTGGATTTCTCCTCATGGTTTAAAAAGAACCCGACTGCTGTCACCAGTCGGGGGTTGGGTTACGAGAACAACTTACGCTTTACGGCTTGTACCTGAGTGGCACCGTCTTGAATTACCAATCCTTCAAGACTATCTGCTTTCAGGTAGACTGCTCCGCCTGCCATTGGGGGAACCGAAGTCTTAAACTCGTTTCCCTTTATGGGTTGTTTTACAACCTTTGCCGTAATCCCTGAGAGAGTGCCATTCTCATTGATACGGGTTGCTGTAATTTCAACCGTTACAGTAACGGGGGCAATCGACCGCTTAGCGGTAGGAGCATGTGTGCTCATTTGATTCTCCTAAGTTGTTAAAGAAATCAGGTTTTCGCCTGAATCGTTTGCATTTGCATCCGACAATTTCAGATTGCCAGACTTTACAAAATTGTCAAATACGCCTGTTTAC